TTTTTACTTTTTAAACGAGATTCAATAGTTAATACGTCAGTTGAAAACAAATTATCAATATTTTCATATTTGTTTTCACAATTAACATTAGATACCCATTTTTTCAAATTTGAAATTGTGTTATCTTCTATTTTATTTATTGTATTTTCGTAAATTGTAATGCACTCATAAATGTAATCATTTACCAAAGATTCATTTATCCCTTTGTTTGAGCTCATTTCATCATACAAATAAAATAGTTTGCTGATATTTTTATTACCTAAAACCAAAGACTTAAAATTTTTCATTTCAGTCTTAAAAGTATTATTAGAGTAAGACTCGAGTAATTTTTCCTCAATCTTAGATTTGATATTTCCGAACTTAATCATTTTCTTTTTTTATTATAAATATCAATCTCTTAGAAGTTTTTTCAATTGAGTTTCCATTTCACCCAATGAATTTCTCGCCTTTGATAAATCAATAAAAGATTCCTCTTCGATTAGTGAATCACTTTCCAATAAAATATTCAGATTATCTTTAGTAACTGATTCAGGTGTCACTCCTCCTCCTTCCGCTGGAGGTGGGGGAGGTAATTCGGCACCACCACCTTCAGCCCCTCCTGGTGGAGGAGGAGGAGTGGCTGCGGAAGCGGATGTTGTGCCAGTTGCAGAACCTCCATATAACTTATCAACATTGTCGAATACACCTGTACGAGTAATAATAGTTGCCGTGTTTGTTAATTCGGCACCAACCGCTTTTTCTATTCTTTGTTGTTGTAAATCTAGTTTGATTTCCTCATCACTGAATCCGAGAATGTGTTTCTTAGCCCAAGATACCGAGGTTGGTGCTATACCTTCTATAGCGGTTACCGCGTCTTTATACAATAACATTTTTTCTTTCCAAACATCAATCTTAAGTAAATCGGCTTGGGTTGATGGATTAGTTAATCCTAATGTAAAGTTTGTTAATTCATCCTCAAACCCTAACAAGAAAAGGTGAATAATAGCAATCTTATTTAACTCCGCAATCATGCACTTTTGAATTCTGTTGATTGTACGAGCAAAACGAATATCCTGTAAAGATAAATTTTTACCTTCCCCAACAACTTCCTCAAAACCTAAGAACGCTTTTGGTACACGAAGTGCGGTTAATAGTTTCTTTTGGATATACTCAATATCCGCAATTTCAGATAAGTTTTGAGCACCTGCCAATGTTTCTATTGGTGATGCTTGGGCTGGGTCCCTAACTGGAATAAAATAATCTTGGTCAACCGCCATTTGATTAAATCTCAAATCAACATTACCTGTTTGACTATCAACGACCTGACTTCTTTTAAATTTGTTTGCAACACGTTGTACATACGACTCAACGTCTTTATCATCCATATTACCAACAAATACTTTGAACACACGTCTTTCAGGTGCTCTAGATGTTCTATAAATTAACATAGCATCCTCAGATAACAATAATTGTTTCCAAATACGACGAGCCTTCTCCAACATAGATGTTCCGTATGGTAATTTACGGTCATCGCCCATAAGTCTAAAGTGAGCAATTTCCCACGAATTAAACTCCATGTCTTTCGCCTTCCACTTAAATCTTAAACCTCTATTTTCTTTTGGTTCCTCTACGTTCTGAGATTTTGCCGGCATACCACGCTCCAAACGCTCTATTTCTATATTTGGAAGTTGCATACATCCTACCACACCTTTGTCTGAGTCCAATTTTAAATACACAAAGTTGTCACCATATTTACATGTGTTTCTTGTCCACATTGGTAAATTGGTATTAACATCTAATATGTTATTGAACAAATCTGCTAAAATGCCTTTGATTCTTTTTGACTCTGAGTAAATCTGTAACATGTGACCATTTTGGTCTACAGTTGTAGATTCCTCACCATAAATGTCTAGAGCCGCTGATATCTCAGGAGTATACTCCATAGATTCATAGTCATAAAATGATGCAAGTCTTGTTGGTTCATAATATACGGCTTGTGTATAAAGATTACTTTCTATTTTTGTCCACTGATTTGCAAGATAGTATGTTTGTTGAGCCTGTAATAACTCTTTTTCATATTCCTGCTTGGAAGTAGTTTTTAATAATTCTTCTTTATCAAACTTATAAGTTGGATAGTCTTGGTTTAATAATGCGTTTGGTCCAAACGCTCTTGTTAGCCTTTGCCAAACCGTAAATTGTTTATTATTCTCCATTAAGGTAATTTAATCACTTTATCAATAATATAAATATTACCTCCCTCCGAATAACCAATTATATTTCATATAATCATCTCTGGTGACATTCTGTTGACCATATTGATTGATTTTTTCATTGATATTTGGTAATACCGGATTAAACGCCAGTTGGTTAGTTACATTATCATTATTACTTACGGACCATGAGTCAATCATTGCCTTTGTCTGTTCAGTTACTTTAGTCAGTTGACTAAACGATGACTCAGCAACATATGTCGCCATGGCGATTGACATAATTAAGTCATCGTGATGACCCTTTTGGTGGTCAGGTCTACCGTTCATATAGATAAAAGTATTCATCTCATTGAATAAACGGTTACTATAAATTTTAAATTCGTGTCTCATTACTTCCTCGAATGAGGCGATAATTTGAACTCTTTTATTGTTGAAATTTATACCTGGTATTTTTTCCGAAGCTTTAGGGTCCCATTTCCATTTATTTGCAATATCAACACCATCGACATACAAATTTTTAAATCCCATTTCTTGCATTTTTCTTGCCGTTGATACTCCCATTCCACCGGTAATATCGATTACAACAAAACAAGAGTACATATTGGCCCACTTGTAACAAATTTCGGCCATTGTATCGGGGGGTAACTTCCCAACGTACTCTGCAACCTGCTCCCTCTCATCAAAATCAATAATTTGAAATGAACTAAAGTCCTCACTATCACCACGAGATACATCGACACCCATTACATATTTGTGACCAATAACGGGTTCCTTCCAAATCCAAAGGGCGTTTCCCATCATCTTATTCTGAGGTTCTCTCAAATAGTTTTCCTTAACTCTTTGCAACAAATTTGAATCAAAAACGTTATCACCAGAACCCAAAAAGTTACATTCCAATTCCTGAGATACCTTACGTTTATCATACTTTAATTTTTTAACCATACCCTCAAACCAATTTGAACAAGGTTTGTAACCTGTATCCATGATAAGTTTAAGCTCTTCGTAGTTTCTGGTCTCAAATGGAATACTTTCCCAACTTATAATATCATCGTTGGTGTATTCTTCCTTGTTTAAAAGGTAATGAATAATGTCTTTAGTTTTTACAAGGTAAAGGTCTCTAGTATACCTTGGGTCCCTAAACCAATACATTTCAGAAATTTTAAAGTCATTCATATTTCTGAGAGCTTGGTCATATATTTCATAATAAATTGGGTCATATCCGTTTGGTGTTGATACAACTATTACTTTACCACCCGTAGATAACGACGCCATACAAGCGGCCCAAAAATCACTATCCGCATCGATAAATGCCGCCTCGTCAAATATTAATATTGTTGGGGTAAATCCTCGAAGAGCATCTTTAGATGTTGCCACAGCCTTAACCTCACACCCATTGTTTAATTTATAATGTTTCTGTGAGTCTTTTTCCGCAGAAAAACTAATACCAACCCACTCAGGCCATTGACCAATAAATGCTCTAATTTTATTGGCCATTTCCTGAGAGGTATCCAATTTGTTTGCAATAATTAGAATTTTTTCAGGTTTGTTTTTCTTTGCAAAGGCTAATTTTTTTGATACCCACGCAGCAGTTACAGTTGATACTCCGGCCTGTCTGTATTTTAATGCGATGTTTTCATTAAAATCTTCATAGTCATTAAGTAACGATATTTGGTCAGGAAATAATTCTAACGGAACATATTTTGAAACCGTATTATCATAAGTTTGTAAATAGGTACGTAATGCGTATGGAGTATCCCTCATACACTTAACATACTCTAACATTAATTGTTCTTTTGTCATAAGACTGTATTTGTATATAAATATTAAACCCCCAACTAAGTGGGGGTTTTAATTAT